CCCAACAATAAATTGTTTGTGGGTCCCGAATATTTATACATAATATTCAAAAGGCCTGACTACCTACTTTGGTAGTGTACTCATAAGTCTTCTATTCACGTATTAGATGAATATACGATTCATCAACTTCCGTTGAATCCTCTGTAACTATATGCAGATCAACAAGATCACAAGGACCAGGCTTATTCCACATATCTAACTGTACGCCAATATCTTTTAATATTGACTCGTACGTCTGGATTGGATCAGTCTGATTATTACCTTCCCAACCTGATATATATGAGGTTCCTTCTGGAACTTCCATACACTCTTTGATTAAATCTCTGAGTTTGAGTAGATCAAGCATTGCTTCATCCCACTCTTCATCACGGTCAGGTAGGTCATTTTCCTCCATCATTTTGGATAAAGGATCTTCGACCATCATATATGCATACCAGGCAGGAGACACTCTGATCAGGAGTGCTGACAGACTATATCTACATAAATGTTTTATAGTAGCCATAAAGGGAGTACCTTTCCAAGACAATATATCAAGGATTAATTGGGTAAACCCTCCCCCATGTCCCAGCCTGAAGGTTGTAAAACCTCCAGAACTCAGGAGGCAATATCGGAAACAATTGTTTTCAAAATATTGCTTATCCTCTTGCCATTTGGTGTATACTCTACTACGGTCTTCGATGTGTCGGATCATAAATGTTCCAAGCACGATCTCTCGTAGATTTGAGAAATACCATGGTACTAGTGAACGTAACCATAATTCGAGGCTCTCGCCTGATGATTGGATACCGCTATTACTTAGGCCCGATGGTCCTAGGATCATCAACATATATATCAATCTTAATCTGCCTGAAGCTTTACGCTTTAAGTGCGGAAGAAGCGATATTATGTTTCTTACGCTAAGCAAGGAAAGGTGGTAACCTTTCTCTCGCATTTCTAACAACAATGTTGGTAGATATTTGTAGTTTCGTAACGTCACCAAGATATCACCTGCACCTAAGGGAGTGAAATCCCCGAGGGCAGTATGAATCCATCTTTTGGCGAACTCAGCAGTAGATCCTTGATGAGATTTCACAAGGTTCACATCTACTCCAAGAGTCTCCATGATTGTAAGGTATGCTTTCGCAACCGCATCATCGGCAATAACTATGTCATCACCTAGCACTGCATAATTAGTAAATATGCATTTACAACCACTTCTTGAAGCCGCAATCTGGACTATCAAATGATGAGTCAGAGCGAGCATTGCCCACGAGCTATAACAGCCCATAGGCTGCCCTACAGAATATCTAATTGGTGAATCATTTAAGTACCAAGGTCTATCCAAGATAGCCTTCCAGAGGTCACCCCTCACTCCTAAGAGAGAGAGGGCCTGGACCTGCAACTCGATAGGTAACCTATCAGTTGCTGCACTTAAATCAAAAGAGTAAAGCACGTTCTGCGAACGATTTAAATCGAGTAGACGTTGCAATGGTTTCACCTGGTCAAAGGTTCCGTCCATTGGTACATTTCTTAAATGTGCCATAATCGCATCGTGTATTGGTTTAAGGACTACTTGAG